TCACCACAGCCACAGTTACACAAAGGAGCTTCCCACGTCATGCCTGACATCGCACTATCCTCCAAAAAGAAAGCCCGAGAGCAATCATAGCTTTGGCAGAAGCTATCCTATGTTTCGCAACATAGGAACTCTCAGGCTTGTATTCATATTCATCTGCCATAACTTTGATTGTTTCCATAATACCACGCTCTTTTTGGAATGTCAAGCATTATTTTACGCAAAATCAAATTTTTATTTCTTTCTTAGTGCTCCATGGTTGATCGATCTCCGTTATCTCAATCTCTGCGGGAATAGGCACGTCAATCCATGGGTGTAGCTCCCTCATCTTTTCACTCATAATGTAAATGCAGGTTTTTAAAACGTGATCCTCTTCAGATGGGTTCAAATCAACAATCAACGAATCGTGTATTTGCCCCACCAATTTTGATTGCCACTTCTCTTTTTTAGCAATTTCATTAATCAAAATAATACTTGTGAGCAAACAGTGAAACGCTGCCGATTGAATTGGAAAGTTGGAACACTGCTTTTGATCCATTGGGGTAGAAAAACGAAATCCGTACTTATTAGTAATGAACCCTTGTTTTCTATACAACTCATTAATGTCCTTCTTCCATTGAGCATATACTGGAAAGCGTACTCCCCAAAATATTCGTTCGGCTTCTCTACAATGCTCTGTAAATTCATCGAAATTAGTGATATTATGACTTAGTAAATGTTCTCTCAATGTAATCCCACTTGTTATTTTATAGTTATTATGCTTCCACAATGATATAGCACAATTCTTGTAAAAACTGCCGTAAAAGATTGCAAAGGTCCAATCACCTTTACTATTCTTTCGAATCTCTTTTGTTACTTCCTCTTGCGGTAAAAGCCATATATCTTGACTTACATCTCTGTGCATATCTGTTGATTCATCCAAAACATAATTTTTAAGGTTGGGATCTCCTGTTACGACAGCCGCAATCCTGACTTCAATACTGGAGTAATCAAGCTCTGCGAGCTTATTCCCCTTGGATGGAAAAATACCAGATCTAATCAATTGCCCAATCTCTGGATCTCGAATGGGTATATTCTGGAAATTTGGCATGGAACTCGAACTTCTGAAGGAAACTGGCACCGTGAGATCATAAAACGGATAAATTCTTCCGTTGCATACTTCTCTCAATATCTGAGAGATATATGTTCCATTGGCCTTTTCTAATTTTCTTAACTGCAATAGATCCTGCACAAATGGAATCTTAATCGAGTCTAATGCGTCCTCATCTACACGATAGTTTCCTTTTTCTGTTGTCTGCTCAGGTAATTTTAGCACATCATAAAACAATTCGCCCAAGTCTTTTGATGAAGCGAAGTCGAGATTCCTATTTTTCTCCTGCTTAAACTGAGTAGCCTCTTCACTTTCCCTTAGTTTGTCTTTGATTGTTTCAATCTCTTTATTTAATTGTGCTCTCTGCTCTGCATAATAGTCTTCATCGACTCGTATGCCGTTTCGCTGTACGTCGCTTAGTGCAAGAATGCCCGCATGAAATAGAGAATAGGCATTCGAAAGTCTATTCTTTGATTGTAATTTCTCTGTTAAAGTAAATTGTTTTTGTTGAACTTCATAGAGTTTCATTCCCATCTTTGTATCAAGGCCATTATAGAGAAGAAGTTGATCCAATGGTGCTTTGTCAACTGAATTAAAATGACCACTCTTTGCTTTAAGATATTTATCTACCTCTTTATTGTATGGTTCCAATCCAAAATTGATATAACTTTGAAACTTTAATCCTGAGAAGTTGGAGCGGTTGTCCAATATATGAGCAGCGATCATTGTATCCCACTGCCAACTGTAAGGTCGTACTCCGAATATCTGCCGTGTCCAGCCATCTTCAAATTTCATGTTATGGGCAATAAATGAAATCTGAGTGTGTTGGCAGATTCGTCTCCAGAGTGCCTTAATTGACATCTGTTGCTTTGGACTGAAATAATCCGAATATTGATATGGAAATGCAATTGCTGATTTATCCGAACCTGTACAAAAAGAAATAGTTGCAATCTTTGCTCCAGGCCACTGAGGTTTCAGAGCGTTTGTTTCATAGTCAATGTAGAGTTGTTTTTTAATTCTATCTGCTTCAAGAAGAATCTCCTCCAAAGTTCCAATAATTTTATCAAAGTCGTAGAGGCAAATTACTTCGTCCCTTTCATCCTTCCAAGTAAATGGTTTTTTATTAATACAGGAAGCTGCCCATTTCAGATCTCTTCTAAAAGTCGCTTTAAGGTTTTCATCATATTCGTTTCGATTAATGTAGCTTGGATGAAACATTGGAATAATCCAAGCGCCAGTTTTTCGATCTGGAATACAGAGTTTTCTCCATCGTGTAATTGCTAATTTACTAAATCTTCCATCATAAAAAGACTCAATAGCTTTTCCTCCGAGAAGCCAGATCATTTTTGGATTCAGTTCTTTAATAGTTTTATCAACTAATGGTTTGCAATATTTTAATTCAGTTTTTGTTGGAGTTCGATTGGCCCCAGTGCTTGTAGATGGTCGGCAACAGATTGAGTTGGTTTTCCAAAAATCACGATCAAGGTCCAATTTCAATTTCTTCAGTTCGTCTCGTAGAAGTTGACCGGCATCCCCAACTAATTGAATTCCTGATTGATCCTCTTGCGCTCCCGGAGCTTCTGCCAGAATGAGAACTCCCTTTTCCCCACTACCTGAGTACTGCATCTTCGGACTGTTGCATTTTCGAAATAGACCACATTGCTTACAATTAGGCCCTTCGTCGAAATCGAATTCGATTTGTATTTTCTCTTCCAGTTCTTCCAGTGAAAAGAATCCTTGGGGCATTTAATATCCTTCCTTCGTCGGCCAGAAATAAGGCATATCATTCGGTTCAGTCCAATTAAATTGAGAATAATGCTCCGGATATTTTCTCAAAAGGTTTGAACGATGAGAAGCATGAAATTTTTCATTTCCGAACCATTTTGGAAATCTAATTTTACTGGCCTCAATTTTAAATAAAGGCATACTATTTTTGTATCCACGCCATTGCCATAAAATGATTGCCAGATTATGATACGCCTTTAATACCTCCTCATATCCTTTCCACATGAGAACTGCTGGATGATTTCTCCATCTACTGGTTGAGTTCGGTTCTAACGCAGTCAGAATTTGTTTAGCCTCGACTCGCTGTTTTCCAAGACGTTTGTAGTCAAGACAATTGATACTGTCCACAAAATCTGGATAGGGCAAAAATGTCTGCAAGCTAATCCTCCCATTTTATTTCATTTGCTGGTGGTGGTTCTGGTAGATCTCCTTCTCTATCTGGCATCCAATGAGTGACATCACTTCCTAACCATCCAATTTTTGATGAAAAGGATGGTATTGGAGGAAGTGGGCCGATGATAAAATTATGAAACACTCCTCTATGCACTCCAGTCCATTTAAAGAAGTAGATTACCTTCTGGCCTTCAGACGGCCATCTATTCTCTAATTTGATCCAGTTAGTTTTCATATCTTAGCAAAACCGAAATGTTCCAATTTCACCATCACCAATATAGAAGATCTGCCCGATAAGAAATTCACCGTCTTCATATTGGCATTCCAAATCCCCATACTTTTCTACCAATTTTTCAAGTTGTTCAATCACTTCACTTGCTTTCATTCTTTTTCTCCTTTGCCTTTTTCTCTTTTTCTGTTGCCCCAGACGTTAATTCTTTTCCACAGATTGAGCACCGCCATGTGTTGTCTTTCTTTGTCAGTGAAAACAAACGATTTCCATACCCATATTCACCATTCTGAAATTCACTTTCACAAAAACACCGCATTATCTTGCTTGCCATGTTAATCTCCAAGTTTATTACTGTTTAATTTCATACGCAAAAACAGCTGTTTCAAGAGTTCGAATTAAATGATGAATTTCCTCATTAATATCCGAATCAAATGTCGTTCGTGCTTTGGCTAAAAATTGTATGCGATATAACAATGCTTCCATAACTTCGTGAAACGCCGAACGTCTAATATCATTATCTGTAATGTCTGATGTCAATTCAGCGGATAGCCCAATAGTAAATACACGATCTTCAATTTCACGTGGCCAGAATACATACGCAATTTTTGGTACATCATCATCATAATTTTCATGTACATAATAAAATCGCCAGCCGAATATTCCAAATCTATTAATCCATTTTTGACATTCTTTTTTAAACATCTCAAACTGTTTATGAGTTGTTTTCATAGTGTAGCCTAATCTCCAATCAAATGAATCAAAACATGTTTAAACTGCCCATTTGAAAACAGAGATTTATTCTCTCCAAGTCTCATGGTCATTGGAGAAACCATTAACGATTGAAGCATCTTTGCATCCACTCTAAATTCGATTGGGGCTTTATTTCCATAATCTACCTTTGTAATCTTCTCAATCCAGCCTCGTGCACTTCGGGTGGAACAAACTACTTCATCCCCCCTAAATTCAATTCGCATTCTCTTTTCATCTTTATCATCCGCCATTACAGAGGCAGCGTCGATAATCTCTCTAAGGTTTTCCGGAAGTTCAACCTCTTTTTCTTCAAATCCATCAAACACTTTCTTGAAATACTCTAGTCCTTTGCCTCTAATCAATTTTGTGGAGAATATTGCACCATTGTTCATACGAAAATGTATCCAAGATTCCGACACACAAAAGAAAGTGAAGTCAAACTGAGCGAATTCCTTTATCGTGGTTGCCTTGATGAAAAACTCGGAGTTCAAGCTATTCTTCAATTCAAACCAACTGACTCTTCGATTGTCGCTGCAAATCAAATCGTTATTATTTGCGTAAAGACAGGCAAGAACACCTTTAGATGTATCGGACTCCGCAGCTGGAATACAAAGCAGGGCTCCTTCTCTAAACTCCGGAAATAATTCCTGCCAAGTCAATCCATTTTCTTCATTCGGAAGTTGATCTATGATACTCTGCACACTATTGGCAATCTCATCCTCCATTGAAAGGCTCAATCCTGCCTTCGTAGATTCTGTGGCGATTTGAAGTTCATTTTCTACCACATTCAGCTCAAGATCTTCTGTTGGAATCTTGCTGACAATCTTGTATAGATCATCAAACTTCACGGATGCCTCAAAATCTGTCTGAAATGGAAATAGAACACAAATCTGGTCGTTATAGGCAATCAGATCTTCGCCTGTGAATGTGGCGTTTTCCATTTGTGCAATCACAGATCGAACTGCAAGCCCTGGTTTGATTGTATTCAATGCATGCAGTAATTCTTCTCTTTTCAGTTGCATAAATTAACTCCTCTTTGATGAAAGATTAGTTTCCTTAATTCTGTGTGCAATTCTTGACTGTGCATCAAGTAATAATTCAAATGCCTCTTCTCGTGTGAAACCAAGATCTTGTAGTTGCTGAAATGACTGTGCCCTTTTTCTATTGGCAGATGAAATTATTAGATCAGCAATCTCATTCAACTCAGGCCCGTAGGATTTAAGAATCTCAATTCCTTTTTGTATTATAGGCCGAAAATCCTCTGCTTGCTCCATCAAATCAACGATATCTTCAATTTCTTCTTTCATTTTAATTCTCCTTCTTTCTCAATTGATTTAATATTTTCTGGTAATGGTTTTAAATGGGACATTCCATATTCCATTGCAACATAATTAGCACAACTACTACAATAATATGTTCCAGGCTTGAATCTTGACTCATTAACAGCTTCTTTCTCCTTACAAATTGAGCATTTCATTCTAATTCCTCCTTTGTAGTATGCACTACTCCAAAAGCATCTTTACACGCCTCTGGATGATCATGCCGATATTGTATTTCAGCAAGGCAATTAGGGCAGTTAAGATAAAAATCATGGCCCATTAGATATGATTTAGGAATTTTACCGCATGCTGTGCGTTGTCTAAGAACAGATGCTATGCAGGTATACTCACTATTTTCAGTACTTGCACCAAGTATATCTGAAAAATCTCCTACTCTTATTTGCCGTGGCTCCATTTATTTAACCTCCAACTCAATCTCTTCTTTTGATAAAAGCCCATTAGCTGGTTCAGTTATTGGTTTAAGTCCGAACTTTCGTGTGATCATATTCTGCCGAATTATTTCCGATGCTTCTTTTGTCACTTCAATTCCAATCCATCTTCGGCCTAATTTCTCAGCCATCATCAACGTAGTTCCTCTTCCTGCAAATGGATCGAGCACAGTGCAAGGAATGATTTCAGCATCACATTTGCAAGAGGATTCCCATCCAATAATTTCTCTTGGAGTTTCATAAGATCCAGTCGTTCGATAGTCCGAAATAATTGGCACGATTGGGGCAAAGCATTTGGAGCAGCATCCTTTTTCCGACGTGCCTGCTTTTACACAAAGAGCTACAAGTTTTGATGGAAAAGCAGCATGATGCCCATCATCAGTCGCTTCAATTGGAATGTTCCAAACGGAGGTTCGAGTTTTGCCAAGCAGTTCTCGCTTAAAAGAATGCCCACCACGAAACATATCTCCAGTATCGCGTTTTATTTTTTTACGATCCCCCGCAAATTTACTACTGCCTTTTGGCAATGGTTCTTGAATGGCAATATCATTGTAGAAGTAGTGCGCTTTTTTTGTCAGCATAAAGATGTATTCATGCTTTCGCGCCGGGCGATCTTCTGGTGGTTGAGGCATTTTATTCTTTGCAAACCAGATAGCATCACACCGCAGCCACCATCCGTCTTTTTGAAGTGCAAAGGCAAGTTTCCATGGAATTCCAATAAGGTTCTTCTCTGGAATGCCAGGCTTCATTTCCAATTCACGTTCCCGTTTAGTGCTTGGAACACAATAGGTGTCATTGATAACTACCCAAAGTGTTCCTGTTGGATGCAGAACTTTTCGAACTTCTCGAAAGATCTGAACTAAGTGATCAATGAATAGATCCGGTGTTTTTTCCAATCCAAGTTGCGTTTCATCACTGCTAAAATAATCCCGAAGCCCCCAGTAGGGTGGACTGGTTACACAACAATGCACACTATCTGGTTTTACCCATTTTGCTACATCGATGGCGTCCCCATTATACAGGACGCCGTTTTCATTCTCGTAATATGGAATCATTTCTACCTCATATAGTATCCAGCAAGATTCAACTCTTTTGAGATTGCACATCTCTGCCCAGCCGTTGCACCTTTCTCAATTGCAAAGGCAAGAATCCTTTTTCGAAATGCCTTTAGTTCTGCTTTATCTCCTTGTTTCGGCAGATCAAAAAATTCATCTACCTCAAGACTTGGAAATTTAATGTTGAGTTTGCCATCGCCAGCCTTAAGATACATTGGAATTTTAGACAGTTTAACATATTTCTTGATCGGTTTTTCCGGCTCAATAGCAGGTTCACTAATCAGAACTGCCTCAACTCGACTCTCCGGAACTTCAGTTTCGACGACGATTTCATCAACATCAATTGGATCAAGGCCAGTGGGTCGAATAGGTTCTTCCTCTTCATATGACTCTTCTGGTTCAAATGCCTCATCACTCTCGAAATCAAGTGGCTTCAGGCCGTTGAGTTCATCTTCTTCCTCTGAAGCAACTTCCTCATCTTCAATCGTTAATTCCTCTTCACTCATTGGTTCCATTGAAATCTCATCCGAAACACTGTCATTATAAAATGTGATCACATCATCCGGAAGTTTTCTTTGAAGATCTTCATCAAGCCCCTCAACTGCCATCATAAATTCTGCATAAACATCCATTCCTTTCTTCGGCTTTCCATAGGTAAGTTTCTTCTCAAGCAGGTCTGACTCATTGAGAGATCGACATACCTTCTTAAGTTCCTTTTCATTGATTTCTTCGAACGATTTCATACTTAGTTCCTCCTTTCAGAATTTAAAGATTAACGATGTGCCCCGTGTCCTTACTTTCACCCCTATCATAGCACATTTTTCGCTCAATTTCATAAAAAAATGCAGGTCGGTGAAAAAAATTTATTTTTTATATTGTATAAATATTTTGTGCCTCTGATCCTCCTGATACACAGTATGCATCAAGATAAACCTGACCGAATCGTACCTTCTGTAACACAATACAAGAAGCATCAGGATTGAAATCGTCATGCCTATGCGCCATTAGTGTATAACGCATAACTCCTGCTTGTTTCTCTTCATCTGTTTGATTAAGTGCATAGGCCACATCGACGTCACCAATTAAACCGACCCACTGTGCAACGTCCCCTTGTTTGATACTTCGTTTATCAAGTGCTGCTCGTGTAATCTGTGTTGGGCTCACAACTAACGCATGCCTTTCTCCAGCCAATGACGCCAACCCTCTCCACGTTGCATTATGTGGGGCTATTCCATCCAATGATATACCGGCCTCTGGTTTTACTCCATTCGCCTGGTCAATTAAAATCACATCAGGAACAAACCCATCCGTTCGTTCAATTATATCTAAATCTCGTTTTATATCACTAAGTGTGGCAGAGAACTTTGGATACTGTTTAAATCGAAACATATTCGGCCATGCTTTTTTCAATGCATTTAATTGTTTCTTAATAAAAGTTGGATCATATTGTGGTCGGTCAAGAATTTCAAACCATGTTGCAACTCTATAGTCCTTTGGATTCTCAAATCTACAAACTGTACATGGTTTGTATCGCATCTTTGGATCAAATTTAGGCTTTACTCCATTCAAGAGAAGTGGTAGTTTATTCACTCTCTCAGCCTTT